GCGTAGGCTGTGCTGTCGTTGAGGGTTGAAACTCTTGTCGTGTATTGATAAACAGTGTCATTCCCAAAGCCAACAACATAAATTTTACTATCATTGTTATTTATCGTTAATCCAGCAGGAGTTGCTTCTTGAGAAATTGTTAGGCTAACAGAATCATAACTAGCGGTGCTTAAATCAAACGCTGTGCTAAGACTATATTGAAAGATTTTGTCATTAATATTTCCTGCAATAAGCATTTTAGTGCCATCACTATTAAAAACAATAGATTGGGCGTTAGTGTCTTGAGAAGATATACTAAAGCTAACGGAATCATAACTTCCCGTACTTAAATCCCACGCAGTGCTAAGACTATACTGAAAAACGCTGTCATTTGTATCACCAAGTACATATAGTTTTGTGCCGTCAGTTTTAAAAGCGGCTCCTCTTACACCAGTGTCTTGACTGCTAATACTTAAACTTTTTGAGGCATAACTGGCGGTACTAAGATCAAACGCTGTAGTTAACGTATACTGATAAATAGCATTGTTAGTAGCCCCTGATATATATAACTTAGTACCGTCACTACTAAAAACTAAATCATTTGGAGCCGTGTCTTGACTAGTAACACTTAAACTTACTGAATCATAGCTTGCCGTAGATACATTATACGCAGTGCTAAGGCTGTATTGATAAACAGTGTCGTTTACTGTTCCCACAATATACATTTTTGTGCCATCAGAATTAAAGGTTACTCCAGTAGGAGAAGTTTCTTGACTAGCCACACTAAAACTAACGGAATCATAAGACGCTGTGCTTAAAGTAAAACTGCCCAAAACAGGCGTCCCACTAGCTGGCGGGTTGCTAAAGGTAAAGGTAGTGTTTTCTGTTAAAACGTGTTCAAACACATTGGCGTTTTCACAGTTTACTGTTGTTGCGTTAGACGAACTTGTTACCCTTTTAAAAGTCTCGTTGTAACTATCAACCAGCAGTTCGCCTGTGATGTCTACGTCGCCTGTGTAGCTAGCGCCTACCTTGGAATCTAACTGTGTCTGAATGTTTGACGTAACACCGTCTGTGTAGTTAAGTTCTGCTGTGGTAGCTGTAATACCGTCTAGTACGTTAAGTTCAGCCGCTGTAGAAGTAACGTCACTAAGCTGACTAGCGGCAATAGACAAAGCCGCCTGATGTTGTGTAACAGAAGACTGCGTAATGTTTGCGTCAGGTACGTTAGCCCACGTTACGTTAGCAGTAAGATCGTTAAGCTCTACAATAGTCGGGTACGTAGTCAACACCCAGTTACGCACAGCGGCGTTAGTTGGTATCTGTGTGTCGCTGTTGGCAAAAGTTTCGCCAGAAGTTGTTACTGCTCCAGCGTCCATATCAGAGAACGTAACGCTAGTCAGGTAACCCTGTGTTGAATGATCGCCCCATCCGTAAGCAGTATTCCAGTTTGTTACGTTGAGGTTGGAACCTGTGACAGCACCAGAGAACGTACCTGTAGTGCCTGACACAGCGCCTGAGAACGTGCCTGTAGTACCAGCAACAGCAGTAAATGTACCAGCACCCGGAGTAGAGCCACCAATGGTTACACCGTCAATAGTACCACCGTCAATGTTAGTAGTAACTGAGCCACCTGTAAAGTTTACAGTACCTGTGGCAGTAATGCCGTCAAACGTAGCAGTACCAGTAAACGTAGGACTAGCTAGATCAGACTTGGTAGATACGGCAGTCGCAATAGCGTTAAATTCAGTGTCAAACTCTGAGCCACGGATAACCTTATTAGTGTCACCTGTAGGCAAAGAGTCCTTAGCTGTAAAGTTTGTTGATTTTACGTAGTTGGACATAAGGCTTTCCTATCCGTTATCTTTTAGTTAACCGCCCTGTCATCAAGACGTTTAAATAAAAGGGGGCCTTGCGACCCCCGGAGTATCTTACTCGTCAGCGATGGCGATGATGAAGCCAGCTTCAGGACGGTAAGTCTCAACACCGTACAGAGTATCAGATGTGAACAGCGTAGACAGGTATTCCTGCTTGTACTGAGTCTGAGAGCGTACAGCCAGTTGCTCTGCCATTACTAAGGCATCCTTGTGGAAGAACAAGCAACCACGAACGTCGATAGAACCACCAGCGTTCTGAGCCGCAGTCTCCAGAGTAGGAGCGTTGCTAGAAACGTAGATGTCGATGCCGTACAGGTTACCGATCAGACCAGACTCAACGCCGCGGCCACCAACGAAGTCGGAAGACACGTAACGATCAATGCCCATGATTGACTTACGAGCGGCAGGAGGAATTACGAGAACTCGTCCGTCCATAGGTACGTCAGCATCGTCCATCAGCTTAACAGCTTCACGGAGAGCAAGGTCAGTAAAGTTGTCACCAGTAGCAACGGTGTCAGCCGCAAAAGTAGCGAGGCCACTAGAAGCGTTGACGTAGTAAGCGTTGCTGTTAACCCAGCTAGAGGCGTCAGTCGGTGTTTGGGTACGAGTACCGTTACCAAAGCCAGTAGCGGCGTTAATTAGGTCAGTGTCAACTTTCAGAGCCAGTTGGTAACCGGCGTCTTCAGTGTAGAACTGTCGCAGAGAAGACAGAGCCTGTACTTCTACGATGTCCTCAATCAGACGCGAGTACTCAAAGTGACGGTCTACAGTAATCGTCAATTCTGACTCAAGGTTAGCCTGAATGGTTACCGCAGTTGCTTCTGCTTTCGCATTAGCAGTACCACGGATAGGCTTAGGTACGTGAATAACGTCACCCTTCTTGCCAGTCATAGACAGACGCTTGACAAGGGGAGCCATCTTCAGGTTCTTTTGGTAAGCGGCAATAATTTCATCCGACCAAATTTCGGGGATAAAAGTACCCGCCGCAGTTTTGTCTACTACAGCATTAGCTGTAAAATATGCACCAGAGGTTTCACCAGCCATTTTAATTCTCCTTAAGTATTAGGCTAGCGTACACGACCCTCTGCGTATGCTTTCAGTAGTTCGTCTGAAAGACTTTGGTAACGCTCTGGGTCTGTTCGCATAAGTTTAATAATGTCAGCACGACGATAAACTTTCTTGCGTGTTCCCTCCGCTGTTCCACGAGCGTTGCCTGTGCTAGCTGACTTCAGGGTGTTCTTACGTGCCTGTTTTTCAACGTTGGCAGTCTGCTGTGCTACGCTTGCTCTCTCTTTCCAGAGACTGAACAATTCGTCAGCCGCATCGTAGTCGTACCCTTGGTCTGCCTGAACAAACAACTGTGTTCGGACTTTTGACCCCTTGATCCACTCAGCAAAACTACCGTCTTGCAGTATACTCTCCATATCAGGATGCTTGGATTTCAACTGTGCAAGTGTAGCCTGTTGTCTAGCCTGTTGTGTGTAGGCTTCTGCTTCCCTGATCTTAGGGTGGTTATCTATAGCTCTGTTAACAGCGGACTGTGGATCTACAAAGAAATCTACGTCATCGTCTTCTTGTTGCTGTTGTTGAGGTGCTTGTTGATTTGAGAGTTGTGTCTGGATGTAGTCATCAACGACCTTCCGTAACTCACCAACTTCCGTACTCTGTTTGCCTGAGAATTTCTCAAGCTCTTGGTGCATCTGTACAAGGTCTTCTACAGACTTACCACGGTACTTTTCGGGGACTTCTGGTTCTTGAGGTTGTTCCTCTTCTTGAGGAGTCTCTACAGTGTCTGTGGTTAGTTCTTCAGTTGTTTCCGTTGGTTCCTCTTCAGGACGCTCATCAAGTAATTGTGCTCGTGACATAATGTAAACTTACCCCGCCTATTATTATTAAGGTTATGGAGGATTAAAATGGGAAGTGACCTAAGACTAGGGTTCCCGACTAGATCGCCCAGCGTTCTCATGTTCACGTACCCACTTCATGTGTCTGCCGGGGAAGTCCCCAGAAGACCCTTCAAGTATGTGTTGAGTTGCTGAAACGATTTTTGTAGCGTTGGCCCCGCATCCGCACCTACTGGATGTGGTATTACCGTCTACAAATTCTTCAAAGATATGTCCGTTTGTACAGCGAAAATCAAATACTTTAATCATCGCTTTTTGTTAGCTCATCGTAGTTATTGTTAGTAGTTGTTTCAAAGTTGATAAGATAGGCGAGTACGTTGAGTTGTCCCTTACGCACAAACAAATCGTTTTCATC